AATTTACTACATCAAGGTTTCCGTTTATATTATAATTTCCGTTTTGTGTAGTTGCTATAATTTCTGTTTCGGTTATTTCCGTAGAAAGTAAAGTAGTGTCAAAAACAAAATTTACTTTATTATTAAACCTATCTACTAAATCATATCCTTCCTTGTAGTTTCCATATATCAATCTATTGCCCATCAAAGTTTGAGCTTTAGCATTTAAAGGAACATTGTCATAAAGTCGTAATATTTCATACTCCGGTAAAACAGTAAATATTTTTTGATTATTAAATAAATAAGTTTCTATGTTGTCATTACCCAATCCAAGTTCAGCCTTATCAAATCTTTCAATAACTTTTATTGTCGAGTCGTTCATTTCTTTAAACAACAACTCTATTCCTGTTACTAAAACTCCTCCGGTATTATATGATATATTTACTGCATTTACAGCGTTAATCATACCTTCGTTCAAAAAACTATTGGAACCAAAACTAAAAGACTTAGGGACAAACGCAGGACTACTAAATTGAGAAGTAGCCGAAAATTCGCCGTCTACATATTGATATCTATATGCAAAACATAAAAACCTATCTTCCATAAAATTATTCTCTCCTGCTATCTTTGAAGATGTTATTTGAGGAGCAGCTACTGGGGGTTTTTTTATTACCAATAAAGACTCTGCGGAAAATTGATCTATGTATGAGGCCATTATTTTACAAATATTGTATAAGTTACTTTATTCTTAAAGATTATTCCTTCCAACGTACCACCGGGGTCTACAGATTCCGGACCTGTTATGGTCGCTCCACTACCGTCTGTAAAATTAGGGGCACTATTAGTGCTACACGACCATGTTCCGCTCGACCCATCACTTCCTAATACAGTTCCTTGTAGTGTTACTGTTCCTGGAGCGCCAGTACCTGATGAGTTGGTAAAGCCAAAAGCCGGGTTTCCCGTAGAACTTTGAAGAAACATTGACAAGGCATATTGAGATGCATTATTTACCCCCGCTATTGCATAGCCTTTTGTAAATTTAGCTGGAATAGAACCTGTTAGGGTATAACAGCCTGTTCCTGGTAAAGGTATTTGACTAGTGGTTGGTGTTTCTCCCACCCCTATTTCTCCTTTTGATACAGGACATCCAGCCAGCGATCCTTGATGAAATCCTATTTGAGCTGGGAGACTACCAAGCCTAAATGTCCCGGCTGTAAATTTCCATGCTATAAGAGGAATAGGTTCTGGAGTTACCACAGGTTTAACTATAAACTTAGGAGAACCATAGTTGTTATCTACATTTATATTCCTTGGAGGGTTAATGTTGTCTGTAAAAAATAACAGACGACCAATCATATTTACTCCCGTTATTAAGTTTTGAGGATTAAAATTTAATGTTGTATCGTTTCCTCCACCATCATCTAGACTGACAACATGATAGTTTATTATTGCAGATGTTGTGTTAAAAGAGCATATCATATCACATTTTCCTGTGTCTCCTAAAGGAAAACTAGGATCATGCACAAACCAATAGATAGTTTCATTTGCTCCGTCTTCATAAGCTCCTATGGTTCGTGCAGAAGAGCTTAAGTTTACATTTGTTAAAGTATCTGAGTCAGGAAAAAACAAAGCTGTTATCTGAGAATTCCCTTTAGCGTTTTCTACCGACCCTACCTCTGAGGCTTCAGTTGATCCCAACCTTACATTAAGTGCGTCTACATATTCTCCATTAGGTACTAGCCTTTCATCAAGGCTTTTATTCATCCGCCCAAGTACAAAATTTCTTTGTATTTTTCCCATCTTACTTTATCCACTTATTTACACCTCTTAGGTTCATTAACAATCTACCTGGGTGAATATTGCTTAATCTAATTTTTGCATTTCGCAACAAGGCTGTTTTATCTTTTCGTGCTCTGTTTATTATGTACTCTTGCACCCCAAACTTATTGTTTAGTATAGCATATCTTATGTAAGCATAAACATAGTCCTCAAACATTTTATTGACCGTCACTTCCGAATCTACCCCTCCTTCCATACCATCCGAAATATACTCTAAGATACATTGTTGGTTGGCCATGGTAGAGTCAAAGTTTATTACTCCTGCTTTTTTGTCTATTCTAAAAGTAGGATTCATATTAGCGGTTTCTGTATTTAAACCATATCTAGCTCCAATATTTGTGGTATAAAAATCTTCGTTATAAGGCGTGTTCGCTGCAGCATTATCGTTATCATTAACTTGATTTAAATATATACTTCTTAAATTGCCGTTTGTTCTTGCAGTATCAAGATCTGAAGCCTCTTTCTCAACATTATTGGAAGCGTCATAAGTAAATGCAGCAGTAGCCGTTTGCACATAAGATAATGCTGATTGAACCTGTATGTTTTCTGTTAAAGGTAAAATTGAATTATTTTTAAATAAAGAAATTCGAATCCAGTTAATGTAATCCGAGGGCAAAACAAATCTTAGGTCTGAATAAACAGTAAGCTCTAAAGATTTTATCTCTTTAAATGCATCATAATTTAATTCTTGTATTCCTCTTTTAGCATGAAACAAAATTTTGTATCTGCTTTCATTGTTTACTAAAGAATGATTCCCATCATACATTAATAAGAAATTGTTTACTATATCTGCTAAACTTACATATTGATAGGACCCCCAATTGGCCTCACTTGCAGGATTGGTATCATTAGTATAATATTTTTTTTGATCTATGTAAGCCATAATTATTGTTCTTGGTTTTGTGTTTGTTCTTCAACTTGTCCAAATTTAAATACATCCCCTTCTCTTATTGATATTCCAGCGTATTGTAAGATTTTAGATACCAAATCATTTCCATCATCTATAGGGAGTTCAAAGTCTTGATAATCTGCTTGACTTTGATCAAACAATGGATCACCGTTTGATATTGAAGTAAAGGTCCATTTAGGATCTTTAGGGTACCTAACATATTGAGCTACTACTTGACCTTGAGTCTTAATTGACGCAGGAAATAACTTTATATTATTAGCCTCTTGAGTATAAGCTGGATAATTTAAAGTGGGAGGAGTAAGAATAGAATTATTTAGCATTGTTATTTTAGAATTACTCACTTGCTCTGCTTCATTATTTAATTTACCTTCCTCATATATCTCGTACTTTAATCCTGAAAACAAAATACTCGTTGAATCAACTGTTATTATAAATTGATCAGTAAAGCCTGTTATTAACGCTGTAGTTACAACGTTATCGTTTAAAACTATTGACACAGTACTTCCCACTAATGCAGCAGTAAATGCAGCACTCGTGTTTTTTATCTGATTACCAGCTGTAGCAAAGCCTGTTGTAGTTCCGGTTGCTGTAATGGTATTATATACCAATAATTTATTTAACAAATAATAATCAAACCCTGTTGTCTCTGCACTGGGTAGCACATATATATTATCAACTCCTGCAGGAGCTTGCGTGGTTTTTAATATACTATATACATGACCTAATGTAGTTATCGAAGTGGAGTCTATTGTTAATGTAGTTGCCGAAACAAAAGCTGTTATTAATATTTTAGAGGTTACGCCATTTACATTAATAGAGACTATATCTCCTACCATATCTGCTGTAAATGCTGCCGTTCCATCAATTAACTGATTTCCTGCTGCTGCTGGCGCTGCTGCTGTAGTAGTTCCCGAAGTCTCTGTGGACTGAGTAGTGAAAGTTTGTGCCAAACTACTTGTTTGTGAAAATGTATCTATAACTTCTTCATATCCCTTTTTTAAATCTGCGTATCCAGTTCCTGAAAGCCTTGCGTTTTCTTCATTTATCTGTTGATTATATTGAAAAAAATACTCATCAAACAAATCTAATTGTGCTTGTTTTGCAAATAAATTAAAATCATTAGGCGATAAGTAACCGTAGTTGTTTTTATTAATTATTGCTAAAACTGTATTCCTAACAGAATTTATCATTGTTATTCTTTTACACAAAGATAAGTAAAAAAAAAAGAGGTCAATTTTTGTTGACCCCTCTTTCAGTTATTAAATTTATAACGATTATATATTACACTTTTTGAAATCTTAATATAAAAAAGTTTTGCCCTGCTAATGGTCCATCATTAACGTTTCCAGCCGTAACTTCTTTATTTAATACTCCTGTAAAATCAAAAGCTACATTAGACCAGGGCGTTTGCAAAGATGCAACTACTGCATTTTGAACACCATTTCTCATGTCTTCATCTGCTCCTGCAGAAGAGGTAAAAGCATAAGTTAATAAGATCTGTGAAGCTGACTTATCTCCATAAGTTAATTTAAGTTCGGAATTTAGAGTGTTCGTACCTGTGTTTTCTATAAAACCTAAATCTGCTGACCTCATTAATTTATCATGATTATCCGCTACCTTTCGATATACCATATATACATCTCCTCCTACAAATATATCAGCGTCTACTGTTAATGTAGTTACACCAACCGCTGTTACAGTAGCGGTAGCTCCTCCTGTTATATCATAAGCTGAATCTCCTACCTGAACACCAGCAGCAACAAAATTAACTGTTGAGTCGATTAACTGATACGATCCTGTACCATCAGCAGTTCCGCTCTGTTTAACGGTATTCTCTGGGTTATAAATAAAATATCCTGTTGCATCTGGCACTCCTCCGCCTCTACTAACCGAAGCTCCTATTGCTACTAGAGCTAGTACAGTATCTGAGGTAACGGCAGTAACAAGATACATTTGTCCACCTTGTCCAACATTAGTTGTTCTGTCCCATACAATTGCATTAACGAAAACACTTTGTGTAAATAAAGCGGCAGAATCTGTTAGTGTCAAAGCTGCTGATCCATTAGCAGTTGACGTTCCTGTTTTAACAACGTTAAGTTGTTTAAAGTTTATAAATTTTTCCATTGTTGATATCATTTTAAGAGTAAACTATTGTACTCAATGGGTTAGACACTACACCAGTAACTAAGTTTACTGTTGCTCCTTTTGGAAGATAATCCGCTGACACAGATGTCCATCCTGATTCTAATGCGCTTACTACTGCATTTTGAACTGATACCTCTAAAATAGGCGATGCATAAGCATCAGGCCATGTAAGAGTTACAACTTTTCCGTCTAAGTAGGTTATTGCTGCAGCGGTTGTAGTTGTCTGACCAATAGCTACAATGCCAGAACACGACACCAATTGATCTTGATTTAATGTTCCTCCAGCATCTAGTACTGGGATACTTAAAAATTTTTCCATAATAATAATAATTTATGTGTTAATAATAATGTTATGCAATGTCTATATTAGATACAGCATAAGCAGGTTTAATATCTAAAGTTACATTAGTCCATGATAGACTAAGAGCAGCAACCATTTCTGTTTGTAAAAAGTTTCTAAACTTAGTTGAGCTAGCTGGCACTGCAGCATGCGTTATTGTAATTACTTTTGACGAACCATAATTAATAGTCGTAGAAGTAGTAGATGCCGCCTCAATTAGTTTGACATTTGTTACGGGAACTAATTGATCTCCTTCACTAGTAACCGGTATGCTTAGGTATTTATTCATAATAATAATAATTTATGTGTTAATAAAGAATAAAGATACAATAAATAAAATAGCCCTTATATCGCAATAAGGGCTATAACTATGAAAAAAAGCTACTCTCTCGCAAAAGTACTCTTTATAAAAAGAGAGTCTGTCGCGAAACTTATCTCCTTTTACAGCTACAATATACTAAATATTATTACACGTTTTTTGACAATCCAGATAAATGCTTTAATAACTCTAAACCCTCTTCCGTTTGAAAAAAAGATACTGCCATGTATAGAGGCTCCTCTCCGTAAGGAACATTTAGCATTTTCTTTTTGTTAGAAGGAGTGTTAAACCACACTTCTTTATTTCCATTTCTTAAGGTTAATAACCCCTTGTCAAAAAATCCTTGTACTGTAGCGTTTAACTTTAGCATAGGGTCTTTTAATAATAACAAAAAGTCTTTAGCTTGATTTTTAGCAAAAACTAAAATATCTCTTTTTAATTCTGCCGTGCTTACTGTCGAGATGTTTTTATTAAATAGAACTCTAGATATATTTTCTACCTGATCTACATCAAGTTGACGTGCTTCAATTAAAGCATCTACCTCTATGTTTAATTCTTCAACCACATCAGCTGCTTCTTTCTCTTTATTTAATTCTTCAAAAATCTTTCCATTCCCAGGATGAAAATATAAAAACTTCTGTAAAACTTGATTGTTTTTTGGAACCGATAAAAATCCGTTCTCAAATATTATAGGCTCTAATATTGCATTGTCATCTTGCTCATCCTGAAAGGGAGAGTTTTGATTTCTTGCATATCTTAAAGGTTTGTTTAATCCTTTTTTTTCATCAAACCACAATAGAGGAAATCTTTGGGTATGTCTTGATGCTAGTATTAGAGATAAAGGAGCTACATCTCTTGTTAATTTATATGTCTTATCAACATACACTTTTCGTTCTGAGTTATTCATTTGATTAGATTTAATTTAAAATTTATAATAATAATGGGGGCTTTTACACCCCCATTAAATTCACTCTATTACTCTTGGAAGATAAAGAAGTTGTTAGCACCTAAAGTACAAACAGCTCTTTCTGACAAGAAGTTTACTTGCATGTTATCAACATCACTAGTAGCTGCACCACCGGCTGAACCAGTAATCCAAGTTTTGTAACGTCTGTCTTCTGTTTCAGAAGCTCTATATCTAACATGTAAGAAAGGTCTCTTAGCATTTTTACCAAGTACTTGGTCGTAAACACTAGTTGATCCAGCTGGTACAAGTAGTCCGTTCACACGTCCTGATCCTGCTCCTGTTGGAAGTCCACCTCTCATTGTTGGGTCATTTAGGTATTTCCAGTCAGACTTGTAGAAGTCGTAACCTCTTCTAAATCCTGTGAAACCTAAGTTTAACGCCATCTCTTCGTCATTATCAAAAAGACCATATGAAGTACCACCCGCTCCGTAAGAGTTTTGTGCAGCTAACATATCATCAATATCAAAAGCAAACTGACGATCAACGAATAAAACGTTTTCTTCAATTGCTCCTTGCTTATCTAATCTACTTATTACATTATCAAAATCAGCTAGTACAGTTGGGTTTCCACCGTCCCATACATTACCTCTTTGTTGTACAACGTAAAAAATACCATCTGAACCACCACCATTTGGTGCAGCTCCGCCATCTCCTACCGCTGTTGCAGCAGTTGATCCTGTTTCAGCAGGTACAGCCTCAATCATTGATGTTTCTAAGTAGTCATCAAAACGTAGTCTTGTTTCATGCTCAGATTTTAAATACCATAAGTATCCTGTTCCACCATCTTCAGTAGTAATCTCAACCCATCCTATTTGAGCCATGTCAGATCCAGATACTGTGTAAGTGTCTTTTAAGATAATAGGCTTGTTGCTAAAAATAAAGTCATTAGCTTCAAGAGAACCTTGCATTCCTGCAGTTCCTTTTCTAAATTCAGATCCATAGATAAATATTGTTACATCTGAGTTACCTACGCCTGTTCCTGCAGCAATTAATCCAGCTGCTTCGTAACAAGCAACAGTAAACTGTCCTCTTGCTCCACCACCGTTATTTACCGCAGTTACTACTGCTTTGTTCATTCCACCGCCTCCGTTTTGCACGATAGCAACAGTTTGTCCAATTCTTACCACTTGATTAGAAGTTACTGGGTCTAATACATCGTTTACTTGAAACGTTGGGTTACCAGTACCAGCAACGGCCGCAGTTCCTACTGCAGTATATTTAGTATGTAATCTACCTTGTTCTGCCCATTTGATAAGGTCAGAATTAGTAGGCATCTCAGCTCCTACCATACGTAGAAAAGAAGAGATTGTTCTATTTCCATAACGCTCAAATTCTTTCTCGTAAGTATCTGGAAGATACTGATTTAAAAAGTCAAAGTTTGTTATGTAGTTTTCAGTTGTCGGAGTTCTTTCGGAACTCGGAGTCAACGCGAAAGTTGGGGCAATATTTACTTGTCCAGCCATAATGTTATATTTAATTTATATTAAGTTCGTTTTACACTTTTAATTCTTAACCCTCGACTTGAAGGCTGAGAAATTGATTTAACTTGAAATCCTCCTTTTGTTGAAACTTCAGGTGCAGTACGCTCAGTCATATTAATATTCTTAGTCTTACGTATTACATCCTCCGTAGCATTTGATTGTCCTTGCTCATAAAAAAACTGAGCAAACTTATCAGGATTCATTGCAATCGCTAGAGACCTATGGTATCCTTCCGGATCTACTAAAAGTCCTTTCTCATCTAAGTATTTTTTTGCAAAATTCATAGGTGTTTCTTGGGCCTTTTTTAAATCCATTGAACTCCCAGGGTTAAATAAAACTTCTTCGTTATTTAGATTGAACTTAAAACCTTTAAATTCATTACTAAATACCTCTTCTGTTTTCTTCATAAACCAATCGCGTTGGCGACTAGCTTCCTCCTGATGGGTCTTAGCGGTATTTACATATTGCTTATAAGCAGTTAATTCTTCAGAAGCAGTAGCTGAACTTTCCCTTGACTCAAGAGGCTGTTTGTATAATTCCTGCTGTTCTCTAAAGAACTTTTTTGCTTTAGCAATAACTTTTTTCTTTGCTAATTTTATTTTTTTAACTTCTCCCGGTTCCATTTCTTCTTCATCAATATCATAGTCCTCCATCAACATCTCAATATCTTCTGGATCTAAACCTTCTTCGGTAACGGTTAAGTACTCTTTTAGCAAAGAATCAGGATTCATGTCAGAAAAATCTCGTTGTAATTTTACAAAATCTTCTATACCTCGTCCTGTTTCTTTTTTGTATTTAAGGAAAGCCGCAACATCTTCCGCTAAAGGCTCTGCCTCTTCACGACGTGTTTTTAATTCTTCTAGAGAATTTACCGACTCACCCCATCTACTTCCAATAAATGAAAGAACTTCCTCTTCTGTTAACTCAGAAGCTATGTCTTTAGTTTCAGGTTCTGTTTCTTCTACTGCAGAAACCTCTTCAACTTTCTTATCTTCGGAAGGTTCTTCTGAATCAGCCACTACAATTTTTTCTTGCACAACTTCTTTATTGCCTTCCTGAGACTCTTCATGTTTTTTTAAAAGGTCATTTTCAATTTCTTGTTTTGACTTTTCAACTACATCTGTTACTTCTTTTACTTTAATTTCCATTTGATTAGATTAGATTTATTACAAATTTACACAAAAAAGCAATATGCTTTTTGCTATCTTGGACTGAACTCAGAAAGGTCAAAACCATCTAACGAGTCTTCATTCGACTCAAAATTTTGAGGTGGCAAGTTATTTTTTCGTTGTGATATTAACTTTGACTGTTCTGTGTTTTGTTGGCTTATCCTATTACTTTTTCCATCTTCTCTTGCCGTTTCTCTATTTGAGAGCTGAGACTCTGTTATACCTTGAAGCTGCATGTTATAGGAAAACTCTTGTTGCATTAGTTGCGCTTTTAATTGAGCTTCCATTTTGTTTTTTTCCATTTCCATCTGCATCTCTCCTTGCTTGTACTTTAACTTTGCCTCTGTTTCTAAATTAATTGTCTGCATTGCTAATTGCCCTGCCATTTCTTGAGACTTTAATTGTTGCTGCGATACCATGGCTTGTTTCTGCATTTCTTTCTGGTCATCTTTTTCTTCTTTCGCAGTTCTTTTTACTTTTAGAAGTTGATTGGCAAGTTTAAGATTTTTTATTTCTCTAATATCTATTGCGTCTTCTAAATTTATATCTCCTTTAGATAAAGCCATTTGAATGTTTTGCTCTAACATTGCTTTTTGTTCTTCATCTGGAGATAGCTCTATAAAGACACCAAAGTCATAGATATACAAGTCGGATATTTCTCCTAGAATACTTACATTATACTTTCCTATTTTGTTTATAAAGTCTTCTTTAAAGTCTGCGTACTCTAAAATATCAGCTACCCTATATGTTAGCGCTTCGGCTAACGTACGATATATGTAAAGACCTCCGTCTAATATATGGCGGGTAGCTGTATTAGAGCTTAAGGCTGCTAGTTTTTGAACTCCAACCAAAGCATCAGAGTTTGGCGATGATCCATCACGAGCTTCATTTAACCCTGTTACTGACCGTATCATGTCTAAGTAATGATTGTAGTTGGAAATTAACATTTGTGTTTTAGAGGCTCCAGAGTTTGAGGTCAGTTCTTTTATAGGGACCTTACCTTGATTGTATTCTCCTTCTTGAGTATAACTTCTTCCAATTACACTACCTGTTTGAAAATACAAACGCAGCGCATCCTCTGGGTTATAAGCTTCTCCCGTACCGAGGTCTACTTCATTTAATCCATCTGCATCAATGTATACTCCATCAGGAACAACCCTTGCAATTACTTGCTGTAACTTTAAGTGAGTCATCTGAATAAGATCAGCAAAAGGTATCATTCGTCTAACTAAAGATTCAATTACTCCTTTGTACATCCTTGGAGCAACAGCCACATAATTAGGTATTGCATGCTGAGAAGCAGACTTAGGTCTAACCATGTTTTCTGCCAACTCCCACTTTAAAATTATATCGGTTCCCATAACCATTACTCCATCATACCAGACATCTATTGTTTTTTCTATTTTTTCAAACTTTCCTTCTTCAAGCATTTCTTCTGGAGGATTAAAAGAATCGTCTTTTTCAATCATCTTTGTTGCTCCTGTATCAGAAATTTTCTTTTTATATACTATTTTTTTTGTTGTCTTATAATTGAAATACATTAAAGTGCATGTATCTCTATAAAAAATATCATTTTCATAATACTGAGCTGTATTATAATAATCATACCAGCTCTGACTATACTTAGAAATCTTTTCCATGTCTTCTTTTGAAAGAGTGGTATCAATCTTTACCAATTCAGTCATGGCTACTGTTTTAATCTCTCCCCAATAAAAACAATCTTTAAAATGAGGATCTTCAGTATAACTGTATACCACGTTAGCAGGATCAACATATGAAACTTTTACTCCTGCTCCTGGAAGGAACTCATGTTTCGACATACCTACACCAATCACCATTTGATCATAATCTATTCTCTTGCGAATATCTTCATAATGGTTTTCAGCAAACATAGTGTCTATTGCTTCTTCTTCAGCTATTTCTATAGCGGGCTTGTAATTAAGATTCATGTACAAGCTTAACTCTTCGTCCGATGAAGGCAAATCATCAGGATTCATAGTAAAAGGATCTACACCCGTTGCTTCTTGTAAAGTTATCAAGGGGTCTTTTGCTGCCATCTGACCTTCTATCATTTCTTGATACTTACTTCTTTTTGCCTGAGACAATGCGTCTTGAGCGTATGCTTTTACTTTAAATATTCTTTCCGCCATTCCGTTAACAACAACGTCAACAAATTTTGGAAGGATAGGAACGGGAGTCCAGTCTAAGTTTAAATAAGATAAATCTCCATCTACAGCTAATTCGTTTTTGTATTTAGCTACAGACTGCTCTCCTCTAGCATAAAGTCGCAATCTGTTAAAGTCTCTCCACTGACTATAGTATCTACAGCCACCTGAATCTTTCCTAAACCATTCGTATTGAATTGCCTGTCCTATCTGTAGCCCAAATTCTTCAGTTTTTTTTTCTGCGTCTGACGCAAACTGACTGGGAAATCCTACAGAGGAAATATTTATTTTAACTTCTTTCATTTAATTAATTCGCTATAATTTCCACTATTAGTATATCTAGCAAAGTTAAGACTTATTTTCGACTGTTTTTGCTCAGGTAAATATAAGGATTTTTGATTTGCCATTATTGCTAGGCCCGAACTGATACTAGCATCATATTGTGTTCTACTCGTAATATCAAACCTAGACCAATCTTCTAATGTTCTAACAAAATACATACTACCCATTCCCTTGCTTTCTTCCCCCACACTATCTAAGTCTATGCCAATGTGTTTTTCTATATAAGATTCTATAGCTGCCGCGTGTGATTGCTTTACATCTTCAGAAGTATTAGGTATACCTCCTAATTCTTTTTCTGTTTTAGATAGCTTATTAAAATGCTTGTCCGGTCTGTTCATGCAAAACCCTCTGTACCCTCTGTTTTTAAAATGGTAAAGAAGCCTTGGCTTATTGTTCTCAATAAGAATGGGCATACTAAAAAATATACATGCCATAAGAACCTCTTCAAAAAACATCTCTGCAGTTTCTGGTCGAGCAACATACTCTAGAAAAAACTCATTACTTGGAGCCTCTTCCATACTATATTTTGTTAATCCATGTAACGCACCATTAGATCCTCTTCCTCCTACGGTTCCTGATATATCATATGAGTCACATCCAAATGCTCCAATGTGCTCATTAAGTGGATACTTAGTTCCGTTTTTAACACTATGTATATTCGTAAGGTTTTTATTGGGCATCCATGAAACCTTAAATCTTCCCTTGTTGCTTGGTGTAAATATTACTTCGGAGTCTTTTACACCATTTTTCCAATAAAATTTACCTTGAGTTACATGATGCTCCAATATCAAAGAATCATTATAATCTATCTGTTGATATATTTTAGTTAAGTTAAATAAAGATGATTTACTTTCATCTCTAAAAGCATGAGACTCTGTTCTTGGAAACTGTCTATAAAATTCATTTAATGCATCGGCATCGTTTTTTAAAGACTCCACTTCGGCCTCCCAATAGTCTATCGCACCATTTGATATCATCTCATCATCGACTCCTAGCATATTTTTCTCTGGCGCATGAAATACAGGCCATCCATGTTTATCAATAAACCCTTCCATGTTCCATTCCATCGGAATAAACAAAGAATACATTCCACTTTTAGTCTGGCCATTAGCGTTTCGTGTTGAAATATCTGAGTCTTCAAATAACTTTTTAAAGTTAGACCCTCCTTTACTTAATGCATTTGAAGTAGACCCCATCATGCACTTGCCTATAATTTTACTCCCTAACCTTAAACAGGTCTTAGTTACCCTCCAATTATTTAATATATTGTTAGGCTTTATCCACTTACCACTTTCATCGTGAACTAATAGCAATAACTTTTCACCATCATAGGAGTTTTCGTCTGTGTTCTTCCAATCTATTGTAGTGTCTAAGCCATATAGTTCGTCAGCAACTGTATCATACATGTTTTTTTTGGTAATCTTAGACGCTGGTATTCTAAAAGCTAATTCTGTTTTAGGTTTATCCATACCATCTTGTATGGGTTTAAAAAAGAAAGGAAGTCTATTGGCGATAGGAACAACCTTATCGGTAAACATTTTCTTAGCATCTGATCCAGTCTTCGAAAGTATTCCAACCCTTGCGTCTTTTGCTAGAGTTCCTGTGTTTACACACTCTGAGGAGCCCATAAAAGAAAAACCTGACCTTCTTATCTTAAGATAGTCTAATCCGAAACACCTCTTGTCTGCCTTGCATGCTTCCCAGTAAATAAAGAATATTCGATTGGCTTCTCTAAAATCTGGATATCCAACATCAATACTAGTCCATTGAAGATACATATAATGTGATCCCGTTATATATGTAGGTATTCCTTTATTATAAAACCAATGCCCTAACTCTCTCCTATCAAACTCACTTTCTATATAATCAACCCATTTATTTTTAAACCCCACCGGCATATCGTTCCACTGAAAGATCGATACCATTCTAGATAATTCTTTAGGAAGGTTTTCTCTAGACCAATATTGACTAGAAGGCTCACAATCTTCCTTGGCTATATTTTCTGGCGTATTCGGTAATCCAATATTAAGACCATTTATATTTATGATTTCATTAATTATTCCTGTTTTAGAAATTACAATAAAATCAAATCTTTCGTTGTATCCATACAACCAGGTTTTGCCTCTGTTTTTTTGAGTCATTACCTTTTGAGGAATAAAATCCTTTAAAGAATAATATAATTTATTTTGATCTTCTTTCAGCAAATCCTTGTTTTGTTTGAGTTGGCACATTATTAACAGAAGCATCTATGTTTTCCTGCTCTTGATCTATTTTACTTAGTATGTCAAAGGCATCAAATATGGCTAGCTTTTTTGTAGCTGCTGCATTTTTTAATTTATCCGCTGCTATATCATCTTCGGGATCAGGTTTTATTATATCCTCCTTAGCAACTTTTATAAGCTGCTCGACTGCCCTACGACCTGCCTCTATAATCTGTACTTTTAATAACTCTGAACTCATGTTATTTTTTTTAAAAACATTACTTGTACTAACCTTGAATTATCACCCTCTCCAAAATTATTAAAAATATTTCTTGAATGAGGAATATAAGAATCAAAAACCACTAGACGATTGTATTTAGCAAAAAAAATACACATGGGATTGTCATAATCGTACAGCGTAGTTCCCGCACCTTTTGGATTAATTTTATTTAAGTACAACAAAACAGTTTTATCTCCCATCATTTCATCACTATGAATGTAGTTCGGCTCTGCCTGTCCTTCGGGAGATTGTCTCACAAAATTATATACCACTTTGTACCCCGGATATGTTTTTTCTATTTTTTGCTGTAACTCATCATCTTTTCTTATTTGTATTCCTTTAAAAACTTTTTCTCCGTCCGGAACATCTATAAAATCTCCACTTAATATTTCCTTAACATAACTGTCCGGGTCGGATATAGCATTATCTAGTATTAAATTTGTCATAACAATAAAGATATTTGATGATCAAACATTCTATATAATTTCTTTCCGTTGACTTCAAACTCATATTCGCTGTCCGGTTTAAAACTTACTTTGCTACCTGGCATTACGCCTCTAGACATTAAATACTCGTTCGGATACTTCATCTTTCCCATTAGCGGCTCTTCTTTAAACCTCTTAAACAAAAAAGACTCTTCTTTATCTATAGGCTCTACAAAACAATACCTATCATGACTATGCCATTCGCCTTTTTGTTTGTACATATAGAACTGATCATTATCAACCAAAAACAAATCATCTTTTAAATAACTTTTTCCACTACGCCTTCTTCCTCTCATATCAAAATAGAACTTAAAAACATTATGATGAACAATTAATAAGTTTCCTTTTTTTATAGGACCTTTGTAGTTTAAGGGAGTGGCTATAACTTTAGCAATCCTATTAGATGCTTTATGATTTTCTTCAGAAGAGCTTGTTATAAAATCCAATCCCGATATGTTTTTTGTGTTTTTATAGCGACCTCCTTCGAAAGGTTCAACTATGAAATCTTTAGGTGAGTTCATTAGAAGTTTATATTATATTCAATTGACACTGGAATATTCGACTTAAACTCTTTCCATAGAACAACCTCTTTGTCTCTTTCTATCCAAATTTTAAAAGAGTCATTAATAGTGTCGTGCTGTAGTAAATGAATTTTGTAACTGCCTCCCAACACCTCTTGTCCTGTTAGGTAATGCATAGCCCCTGATTTATAGTCGGGACCTACAGATATTTTTCTTATATCCATTTGATTTGATTTGATTAAAGGATAAAGATACAAATAATTTAAAGGCAGCTACACGAATGATTATTCGCTAGTTCCTTTGCCGTTCATCAAGTTTGTTTTTTGCTTACTTCCTACTGAAGATCCAAAGTAATATCCAATGACTTGTGTAAATGCAGCGACTACCGCACCAAAAGCCATGTCAAATAATCGCTGGGACTCTTCAGGAATTTCCCATAAACCTATAGCTCCAGCTATAACGCCTACAAAACACAATGTTATTCCCCATCCTACTGTTTTAAATAGTATATCTTCTGACCCAGAGGACAATGCTGCCATCTCTCTTTGTCTAGCGCTTGCTCTATCTTCTACTTCCGCCTGATATGCTTCTAAGACCATCTCTTGCGCTTTTATCTTGTCTTCTGGTGGTACGTCAGAATTTTTAATAGAAGACACTACCTGCTCTACAGACATCTCTCCTTGGATTAAACTTCCTAGGGTTGGGTTAATTAAACCTACTGCTCCTTTTAGAAGTTTGCCTACGGTTGTTTGTCCAAATTTTTTCTTTGGCCTACTCATATTGCTTGATAAGTATTCTTTCCTTTTACTTTCTTAACTAGTAAAGCTCTCCCTCTATTTTCGGATTCTGACACATAGCTAACATGTACCCAATCAGGGTTATTGTTATCTCCAAATTCCCAAATAATCTGATCAAAGCTTAAGTTTTCTTTGATGTAATTAAACATCTCTGCATTTGTTTTATGTCCAAAAGTATCGTCTATATCTATTGCTCGTCCTTGACAATGCTGACTTGATTTGCTTCCGCCAATAGCGGTGTTTAATTTTGGAGATCTATAAAAAGAATTAATTTTTATTGGTCCAGATGCCCACTTCCTTAAAGGCTCAAAAAGATTATCTGCAAGAATACCCATGTTAGAAAGCTCGTAAGATGAGGGCGTGTTGTCAATATCTAAACGGGTGGCTGTATTAGATCGCACTCCTTCTTTATACGATACATGTTTACTTATCTTGTCCATTAACATATATATAATTTACCTTAATGTCTCCCGCCGTAGTAGTCTGTGTATATTCCATATTTTTATTCAGCAAAAGCCATATAAATAAAATTGTTTGTTAGGTTATTAACGTAGCTATTAGGCAATAATTCAACTCCTGTACTTGTAAAATTAATACCTCTATAATTAGGTGATGTTCCTGTTGTGCAAGACTGTACCACATCACTATTAGGAAATATCTCACATGTTCTTGGATTTGATGGATTTCTTTTATTATCAAATATAATCCAAGCAGAATTGCCTGTAGATACTTGACTCTTAAACATTATCCACGCTGGTTTAAATCCTAACGCAATATCAAACGTGGTGCCTCCGGCAGCGGTGTAAGTGCCAATTTTACTATAGCCTGGTATTGATCTCCAACAATACACACTAGTTGAAACGTTATTAGGATTTGTATCACCATATGCTCCAAGAGTAATAAGTTTATCGGTTGGTAGCGTTAGATTAATAAAAGTAGTGTTAGTACTAAGCCCTTCAGTGGTATACAGCTCCATTATTTGAGAGGTGGGTGTAGGAAATTGACTACAGAAAACTTTCCAACCTGCATTTTGATTAGCTTTCCAAACTATAAGATCAGGCACCCCTCCAAGATTATGACTGACGGTTGCTCCAGTTGTATTATTTCCTGTATAATTTACTATACTAAAACCCCCAGCAACATTTGTACTAACATCACTGGCTATTGAATTACCTTCTGTACCCGCTGCTATTGTTGTAGCAGCACCTCCGGCTTTCCAGTTCCATGAAACATAATCAGGTGGAGTTCCTGAGTACGTACCTCCAACTCCACCATTAACAGAGTTACCCCCTTCAGAATTATCGGCAACAGTAAAACCATCAGTACCAAAAGTAGTTACACCGTATGGTGATGAGTTATACTCGGCACGAGTTAAATTTGTGTTATTTTGTTTATATGGTCCTCTAATTATATCAAACAAAGCGTTATAACCGCCGCTTGATCCCGTACCATTCAGTGATTTTATCCAAACAAGTCCAACTCCAAATCCAACTGTTGTGACAACTTTAGTTGAACCGTTACCTACATATAAAACTGTATTAAAATTATCTGTACCTGGTTCAGCGGGGGCAGGAATTGCTTCAGTGTCTATTTGCCTCCATTCACCACCATCATAGAACTCTACATATTTTAATGTAGTATTAAAGCGCCACTCGCCAGTACTGGGAGAGGCAGGTCTAGATGCCGTATCACCCGTTGGTAATTGCAGCTCTGTATTGGTTGCGCTGAAGTCAAATAATTCCGGTGTTCCTATTTTTGTTATTGCCATTATGATTCTAATTGAAGTTTATCTATATCTCCTTGTGTTAATACTGAAGGAAATATTCTTATCTGATCCATTAATCCATTCCAAGGAAGATCAAAATTTCCACTACTATTATATCCTCCAAATAAATTTTGCCCAGATGCGGTTCCTGTAGAAGGTCCATCAGCAGTTATACTAGCATTAGACCCATCGATATTACCATCTAAATATATTTTTGCCCCACCTGTAGAACTTTGAGTCAATACAGCATTATACCATGTGCTAGTAGATAAATTTGTTGTTCCGATTAAATTGGCACCACTACCACCATAATTATAATAATATAATTTATAATTACTACCAGATCCATATACACAAAAATACATTTTCATATCTTCAAACCCAGCAAATAATGTAGGATAATTTCCACAACCACTAAGACAGCCTGTAGCAAAAGTATCGGCATTAAACCAAAAAGACATACTAAAATTGTTAATTAATTTAGGAGAAAGTGAAGATGGTAAAACTATTCCATCAGCCGGCGTATTTAAATTTCCTGGAAAATTTGCCGCTTTTCCAAACTTACCAGCTGGGTAAGTTATATTAGCACCTGCTGTTCCATTATAAGTTCCACACGTATCATTAGCATTATCTTCAAATTGATATAAAGCAGTTCCTGTTACAGGATAATTGCAAGTACCTAGTGTAGAGTTAGATAAATTATCAAAGTTTTTCCAATCTGTCCCGTTGTAATGTTGCATGCAACTAGCTGAACTTTCTGATACTTGACCTACTTCATTACGCATCATTCCTTTTGCTACAGCTGGACCTGAATATGCAGAACTGCTACTTGGCATTCTAAGTCCCGATGTGGAATAAACAGAAACAAAATTATTTTCTCCTCCCATGTAACCGTGGATTTTGCAATAATAACTAGCAACACCAAAACCAGCAGTAACTGTAATTGTTACATCTCCTGAGTAAAAAGTATATGTAAATCCACCTACCGCTAAAGTACCTTCATTAACAGTCCCAGTATATGTAATCCCTGTAAGTCCATTATTTAAAACAGCAAAAGGATGAGAGCTAGGCACGCCTGTTAAAACTGTAGTGCCTATTCTTAATCCAAACTTACCATATACACCATTAAAGTTATACTGATTACCACCCGCATTAATAACCGTAACTGGATTGGTTGCAGTTAAAAAATAATCAGGATTGCCTGGGTTGAATTCCGTTAAGTCTGTTATTACTTTAGTTAGTGCCATGATGTGTCTTTTCCCAAGTTAATGTTTCTTCATTCCAATAATACTTTAAATCATCGTCAGGTTTTTCTACCGGTGGCTCCCAAATACCTTTTGACGAGTCCCATGTCCAACTAGGATAGGGCTGGTTGTTATCAGGATTGTAATACACATAGTCTACATACTCCCGAGTATCTTCTTTCCAGTAATAGTTTCCCGTCTCATAATCTATCCACCTTTGATTTTTTTCATCCCACGCTGGTCGATAGTATTCAGCCGGCGCTTCTATTGGGGCTTTCCATCCTCCGTTTGTTATATCCCATATCCAACTAGGATAGGGTTGGTTGTTGTCTGGGTTTATGTAAACGTAATCAACCCACTCGGTTGTGTCTTCTTTCCAATACCAATCTCCTTCTTCGGGTATAGAAGTTGGCGCTGACCAGTAACAAGTAGACTCATTAAGTGTCCAGCTTGCGTAGGGTTGCTGCGAATAAAACGCATCTCGAACAGGGTCGTAGATATATCCTACCCCTGCATAATTTTTTCTAAACGGCGTGCCGCCTAGCGTGTGTGCGCCACCTCGTGTGTTGTATGACGTTCTCTTGCATCCCCCGTAGTATCCTTCCCAATATACTGAGTTGTCTTCGGCTGTTTCTTCACCTTTAGAAGAGGTGTATTCATCAACTCCTGAACACATATCAGTAACCCTGCAAAGCGCATTCGCTATTTTAGTTTCTAGAGCTTCAATTTCTATGGTTAATGCCTCTGTACCCTCAGATTCTTTAGCTTCGAGATTATCTTTGGCTATTTTTTGCTCTTCTTCCGTTCCGTTTAATGATTCTCTATAGGCATCTTTTAGTGCTGTATATTCAGCGTTTTCCCTATCCGTGTTAGTCGCTATAATAGAATATCTTTCTTGTTCAGCAGCGGCCAGCCTAGATCTCTCACTTACTGTAAACTCATCATTTGATATTTTTGCGTAGTATGCCATAATTAACTAAATGTTATTGTTCCTGTTCCTAATGTTGCTGAATAATAATAATCACCCGTTGCTCCAATTGATGTTCCAGTTACTGAACTAGGGCCTGCTATACCATTGACTGTTATCCCTGAACCTAATGTTGCCGTTGCTGCTTTATTTCTTAATATAACTATTCCAGAGCCTCCAGCGCCACTAGGCAATCTTGATGGATTTCCGCCGCCGCCGCCGCCGCCTTTGTTAGCACTACCATCTACTGCCGTAGTTCCGGCTCCAATTGCGCCCGCTCCGCCTCCTCCCGCTCCGCCAGGGCTACCTGTATTATCTGCGCCACCACCACCACCACCTGCATAATCAATAGCTGAGCCTGTTATAGAATTACTAACACCGTCTCCACCATGCCCAACTCCATTCGTACTTCCAGCTTCACTAGCACCACCACCACCACCACCTGTATATGCGCCACTTTGTGATCCAACACCTCCAGCAAATCCTTCGCCTGCATTTCCGGTTCCTTGATTTGTTTGATTCCATCCAGATCCTCCTCCAGATCCTCCGTTTCCTGCTGTATATGCAGAGCCACCTCCCCCAGTTCCTGTAGCTCCACCTCCACCACCTGTAGACTCTATATTTGTAATATCTGACCCTGAGAAAATAGAATTTGTACCATTTCCTCCTGCCGCGCTTGCACTTTTTCCTGCGCCTGGTGGTCCTACTGTAATAGTATAAGCTGTACCACCCGATAAAGTAATTTTAGTACCTCCAAAATTTGTTTTAAGACCTCCAGCTCCACCTCCTCCAGCGTTGTTTAATGAGCCGCCGCCGCCGCCGCCTGCTACAACTAAATACTCGCTGTCTATATTTACAGTAGCTGCCGACTCCTTTAGATTTCTCCAAGAAGAGGCTCCGCCAGTTGTTGTTTCGTTTTGTAACTTTGTTACGTCTGGTTGTGATAATACACTTGGAAATATTCTTATTTGGTCTAAATATCCAAGATGCCCAAAACTACTCCCATTGTATGACCCAAAACTATTCAAAGGATTCATAGTTCTACTTCCAGCATTAGTATTAAGTGTATAAGTAGGTAAGGCTGTTCCGTCAACATAAGTTGTAACAGTTTTTGTACTACCAGCGTATGTAAAAACAATATTGTACCAAGTATTAATTACAGCTGCAAAAGGAGCAGCCGTGAGATAACCTGAAGAATAATAACCTGTATTATTAAAAAATCTTTCAAATGCTACAGATATTCCGGCAGCATTACCATAAGAATATATTGCAAATGAACTATTGCTTGATCCACTAGAATTACCACTTATTGTTCCATTAGATGCTCCAGCTGTTCCTGTTATAAAAGTCCAATAAACCCAAACAGATATGCTAAAATCATCATTTTCATTACTAGCATTTTGACCAATTGGCGAGGTAATATCAACTCTACTACTGGTACCATTAAAACTAGCTGCTTTTCCAAATTTACCTGTAACATAAGCATTTAAATTATAAGCTGTACCGTTGTAATTATTACAAGTATCTGATACATCGTCGTCAAATTGATATAAAGCAGAAGCTGTAGTAGGATAATTGCAATCCGATACGGTAGCGGCTGAAGCTAACTGATTAGTAAACACCTCTGTTCTGTTTGTCTCCGTGTTTTCTCGTAGATTCCCAATAGAGAGCGTGCCAGTTGTTGTTTCGCTTTGTAACTTTGTGATCTCAGTTGAACTCAAAACACTTGGGAAGATTCTAACTTGGTCTATGTTACCATTGAATGTTTCAGAACCACCTGCAGTGTTATAATGTCCTAAAATAAGGTCAGAAGAGTCTTGACCTGTAGTCCAATTTCCAGTAGTTGCTGCCCCAGAAGCTTTTTCCACATCATTTATATACAAATATACATTAGTTCCAGCGCTACTCAAATCCCATGTTAATACTGCATTATACCAATTGCTGTCAAAAAAAGTATCTGTTGTTGACACATCCAAAGCAAACGAACCACTTATGCCTTGCCCAATAAGTATTCTTATTGTTCCATCTGTGTTAGCTATAAGGGCAACACCGTTGTTTGAACTACTTCCTGCTGTTGACGCATATAAAAAACATAGTGAAGAGGGTGTAGCGCCATTAAACCAAATTGAAATAGTTCCTATGAATTTATTTTTTAAATTTAAGTCTATATAACTACTGGTACCATTAAAAATAGCAGCCTCCCCGTACTTACCTCCTGAACCCGATGTATATGTAATATTTGCAGCTGTTCCGTTATAATTTCCGCATGTATCGTTGGCGTTACCTTCAAGCTGATACAGCGCTGTTGCTGTAGTTGGATAATTGCAATTCGATACGGAAGCTCCTGCGGGCCTTTGAGCAGTAGTGCCCTTTACCCAGGTAAGCCCTCCAGCGTTACTACTCATGTCAATACTGTTTGTAGTTACTTTAGTTGTTGCCATTGAGCTTTAAGTTTATCTTGTTATTACTATTTCTATTCCGTTTACTGCGGTTAATGGTGGGGCTGGTGAAAATGTTACATCTGGATTTGCTCCTGCACCAACCGTAAAGTTAGCAACATCAGACGCGTCTAATTTATTTTGATAGACACCGGATATATAAATAGCTAAATTGTTAACCGTTAATCCAGCTGCTGTACTTGCTAAATTAAAAACAGTTTGTGATCCTGTTCCGGTAAAAGTTTTTTTATCTATACTAAGAGTCGAAGGCAATGTTATCCAAGCTCCTGTATCACCATCTAAATATTGACCTGCTACCCCTCCTGTTGGTACATGCCCTACATTAGCTTGACCTGCATACGCCATTGACTGAACAAGAACAGTTCCTGTAGTTGGATTTACAACTATAGGCGTTCCCGATGATGTTCCCGGAGTAGTTTCATCAACGGACGTTACACCTCCTACAGCTTGTGAGTTTATTGTTATTTGATTAGCGCTATCTCTAACTAATCCTATATCTGTTCCTCCCACTAAAACAATAGCATCATCAGTGGCATCACTACCCTTAAGATTTATGCTAGTCGTTCCCGTCGGAACATCTACAGTATATGTTGTATTTGTATCTGTTGGCAAGGTACCTAAAGCACCATTACCTAACACTACTTGAGTTGCATTTCCAGCTCCACTTATAGTAAACGTGCCACTAGCAGTAATAGATGCTGGTGTTACAGCAAATGCTGCTGGAACTGCCATGCCTACACTAGTAACAGTACCGCTGCCGCCTGCACCCGTAATAGTTATTGTATTGCCTGTAGAGCCAATTGCAACTGTTCCTGCTCCTATTAAATTAACAGTTTCCGTTCCCGGATCTCCCCCTCCTGTTCCTGTAAGAACTATAGGCACTGTTCCCGGAGAACCCGTGTCCGTTGAGGTCAATTTATATGATGTAGCGTCTAATTCTATGGTTTTTGTTCCTGACGTTAAAGTCAAACCTGAAGTTGCAGGCACGGTAAAAGTCGTTACATCTGTTGTGTTCGCTGTACCCGCTTTTGTTCCTGTTAAGGTATAAGTAACACCCGTTCCGGATGCCGCCGTAGCCGAAGAAACAAGAGTGTCTAAGTTTGCAGGCGGTATTTTAATATTAAGATTTCCAGCGGTTTGGTATCCTACTATATCTGTTACGTTAGCGGCTGCCGTTTCTGGTGTGAACTGTGAAAATTTTACTGCCATTTTTTTTTATTTTATTCTGTTATCATGTTTTGACTTGTGCCTTCTGTTATCATCTGTATAGACGCTTCAGAAATTATATTCTGTGCCCCTGGGGCTGCTGATCCAGAGATTTTTGTTCCAATAAAGGTACCTATCGCAATTAAATTAGACATTTATTTTTTTATTACTATTTCAATTACCAAAGTGCTATTATATTTGAAGCAGTTGTTCCTCCTGTTGCCCAAACCTTTACGACTTGAACGGGAACAAACGTTCCTGCACCTATTCCTACAAACGTAACATCATCTCCAGCAATTGTAGTTACCCTTAAGTTTCCTGTTGTACCAACATAAAGAACAGCTCCATCTTGAGATCCTCCATATATCGCATATGTTTTTGGTTGTGCTGCAAAAATAGCATCGGTTACTAATAGAGTCGTGTCATTAACTACTTGAACTAATGTTGTTTGTGTTCCGTCTGTTGTGTTTACTATAATCATTCCAATCTGCAACCCACATAAGGAGAATTTAGTTTTCGCCCCTCCCCCATCAGCAACGGATATAAACCTTATATCGTCTGATGTTCTTGTGCTGTCTATAAGCTGTTTGTTTCCGGCTGCTATTGCACTCGTAGACCCTTGAGGCCCATCGATTATAGTGTTTGGGATATCAGTGTTATCACTTGGATAAACTGACCAGGCTTTGCCTGCTTGTAATTTTTGGTATGCCATAGTTTATTTATTATAAGGAAATACTCTGTTTAATGTGTTACGTCTTTTGTCACAGTTACAATCTCCTTCTGTTATTTTATCAACAAAAGTTTTAATTCCTGTGGCTTTTGTAAACTTTGCTACAGTGTCTCCGAATCCTTTTGATTTCATTTCTTGCACGTGCAAATTCTATTAGTACAGTCATCCATTTTAAAAGACAAAAATAAAAATATTTTATTCCAATTACATTTAATCCAATGTATTGCTTTCATTTTTTTTTATTTAGTTTTC